AGATGCAGAAGGCGATGAAAAAGAAATGAAGTGCCCTATCGCCACCCAGGACATCGAGGTCAACCTTGAGAACCGCGATCATGCGTTCAAGGAGTACGGATACGGTCCTGCCAATCCTGGCGAGGATGACGAAGAGTTCTGGGCCAAGCGAGCGGTAGAGTGGAACACTTCTCCTGACAATGCAAAGACAATGCGCTGCGGGAACTGCGCTGCGTTCATTCAAACGCCTGAGATGATGGGCTGTATCCTCGGCGGGATTCAGAAAGAGGAATCCGATGATGAGACCTACGCTCCCGAGGTTGTAGAGGCAGCGAATCTGGGGTACTGTGAGCTGTTCGAGTTCAAGTGCGCCGCAGACCGGACCTGTTCTGCATGGCTGACGGGTGGCCCGATCACGAAGATGACGGACAAGCGCAAGCAAATGCTTGCAATCGCTAAATACGAGGCCCGTAAGGGTGAATACGAGGACGATTATGAAGATGACTCCGAAGGGCCAGAAGAAGGCCGATAAGGTATTCAAGGAATTTGGCAAGGGCCAGCTCCACTCTGGGAAGGGCGGTCCTGTGGTCAAGAACCCGAAGCAGGCAGTCGCCATCGCAATGAGCGAAGCTCGGAAAGCGATGAAGAAGAAATGAAAGGCCTGTACGCAAACATCCACGCCAAGCGTGAGCGGATCGAAAAGCAAAAGGCCGCAGGCAAGACTCCTGAGCGCATGAGGAAGCCCGGAACAAAGGGCGCCCCGACTGCTGCTGCTTTCAAAGCCGCTGCTAAGACCGCAAAGAAATGAGTGCTTGGCAAAAGAAAGAGGGAAAGAACCCCAAGGGTGGCCTGAACGAAAAGGGCCGTAAGTCCTATGAACGGGAAAACCCTGGTTCTAACCTGAAGCCTCCGGTAAAGACTGGGGATAACCCTAGACGAGCATCGTTCCTGGCAAGGATGGGAAATATGCCTGGGCCTGAGAAGAAGCCAGACGGAAGCCCCACGAGACTCCTCCTGAGCCTGAAGGCATGGGGGGCCAACTCTAAAGCAGATGCCAAAGCGAAAGCAAAGGCAATCAGCGAGCGAAACAAAAAGAGGTAATCATGGCTGGGCCGATGCCGGGACTTCTCACGCTGATGGAAGAGCTATACGGACGCATCAACAAGGAGCGTCTGTTTGGCGGTGGGGTTCGTGGCGCGGCTACCCGTGGGCTGTTGGGGGCAGATGCTCCTGAGAACGCAACTCCAACTGAAAAAGACTTCTACGAGAATGCGGTTAGATTCGCCGCTCCAGCTCTCGGCGCAGGAAAAGCCGTTTACTTATTGCATACGCCGCTCAACCCAAACGCAAGGGTTGGTAAGCGATTTAAGTCCGAGCTTGTGGGCAAGATGGCCCCAAAAACTGAGGTCAAGATTGAAGACCTTAAAGACACAAGCATTATGCTTGGGCCGTGGGACTCAACGAGTCGCGGGTACAAAATCTCAAGCGTTTCAGACGAGAAGCTCCCTACCCCGGTCATCACCACTGGGGGCCAAGACTATGCCCGAGACTTGGCGCATATGGAAAAGGATGTTGCCGGGGCCTCTGGAACCGCAATCGCAAAGCGGGTTGTAGATCGCTTCACTCAGGCGCAGATCGAAAACGCACGGGCCGGTGGTGGTGGGGATGTGTTTTTCATGCCATCCACCATGTCGCGTGATAGTGAGTTTTTCAGCACGATGCCGACAGACATCTTGCTTGAGCTTATTAAGAAAGCCAATCCTTCAAAGAAGGACATCGCGCAGCTGGACGAGGCATTGAGGAATGCTCCGGTAGCAACGCCACAGGGGTTAGTGCGGCCATTCCAAAACTTTCAGGGAATTATGACCCCGGAGGGGCAGGCCCAACTGTTCACTGGCGCAGGTTTTGAGGCAAAAGGAACGCCTGGTAATTTCCGTAAGGCATTTACTGAAGAAATGTTCAAGGTCAGAAATCAAAAGCAGTTTGGTTTCAACCGAGAAGACATCACAAATGCGATCACCGATCCAGCCCTTATGGGTCTTCCAAAGGGCATGATGGGGAACACGGTAGTTCGAGCCATGCCAGAGAGGGGCATCAGTCCGTCAACTGACCGAGCATATCCAGCAAACTTCCACGGCGATTACATCGGAAGCATGGGGTTGAGCCTCCCGGCACAAGTATTGATGCCGAAGACTTATGGCGCTATCTTTGCAGAAATGAAGGCAAAGTATCCAGGCAAGGCAGATGATGCGATCCACTCCATGACTCTTGGGGCGCTAGAGAAGCGCAAAGAGAAAGTCTCGGAATTTGTGGATCAGCAAGTAATCGACAGTGTGTACGAATACCTTATGGGCAATCGTGCTCCAGCTGGGCTACTGTCGCCCTGACGCTATCTGGAACTGATTGCAAAAAAGCAATCACCTCATCAATGCTTAGTCTTCGAGATGCAGCAAGATCAATTGATGGCGTTCCATCAATCTCCATAAGCAAGAGTCCTACAACCCTTGCTCCGCGCCCAGACGATGAGAGAAGGCCAGAAGCCGCGCCCTTGATTGAGGCATGGAACTCTGCTGGCGCATACACACCACGGACCTCTGATAAACCAGCCTCAGCCTTGCGCTTACGAAGCAAGCGAACTCGCTCTGTTGAATTTTGTGCGGCTATGTTAAGCACCTCCTATGACCCACATATTCTGGCCTTTGTTACGCGCAACGCATAGTAGGATAAACCCTAAGCGATCTTATTTTGACTGCTGGGTGATAGACTTAGATATAGCTCGATGGCCCGAAAGGAATCGGAAATGGACAACAAAGTATTGACACCTACTAAGCGCAAGCCTCCCGCAGCAGGTATGGGGCGCATTAAGGGAGTGCCCAATAAGACCACCCAGAATGTGCGAGAGATGATCGCAATGGTGGCAGAGCAGAACGCTCCTAAGTTCGCTGAATGGCTTGAAAGAGTCGCAGAAGGCGATGCCAAAACAAAGCCAGACCCCGGCAGGGCGGCAGAGCTTTATCTCAAGGCAATCGAGTACCACATTCCTAAGCTGGCCCGGACTGAGGTAAGCGGGACTGATGGCGGGTCCATTGAAATGGTAATCAAGTGGGCCGAAGAGAAATAATCATTCCCTACGCTCCTAGAGAGCCGCAGTTCGCCATCCATAAGATGATGGCCGAGAAACGCTTTTCGGTAGTAGTGGCTCACCGAAGAATGGGAAAGACAGTTGCTGCCCTGAACCACATCATCAAGGAAGCGATCCAGAATCAAAGAGAGGCTCCAAGGTACGCTTACATCGCCCCTACTTACGGGCAGGCCAAGCGGGTGGCCTGGGACTACCTTCTAAAGTACACAGAGCCTCTCAAGGCAACCCCGAACATCTCGGAGCTTAGGACCGATTTTTGGGGCAGGAGAATCCAGCTTTACGGCTCAGACAACCCTGATTCGCTGCGGGGCCAATACTTTGACGGCGTGATTCTGGACGAGATCGGCGACCAAGACCCCAAGATCTGGACCGACATCATTCGTCCTGCGCTCTCAGACAGACTGGGTTGGGCGCTGTTTCTGGGGACTCCAAAGGGAAACAACCACTTCAAAGCCCTGAGGGACCAGGCCGAGGACGAAGAGGACTGGGGACTGCTGGAGTTCAAAGCCTCACAGACCAAGCTCATAGACGAGAACGAACTCAAAGCAGCCCGTAAGGAGATGGGCGAGGACAAGTTCAACCAAGAGTTCGAGTGCTCCTTCAATGCTGCGGTGGAGGGTTCTTACTACGGTTCCCTTATCAACGACCTTGAAGAAAAGGGCCGTTTGTGTCACATTGACCGGGACGACCTTTGTAGGACTTACACGGCTTGGGACTTAGGCGTTTCTGATTCGACTGCGATTTGGGTGATCCAAGCGGTAAATCAGGAGTACAGAGTCTTAGATTTCGTGGAAAATCACGGGGTCGGATTGGATTGGTATGTCAACTGGATCAAAGAGAACAGATGGCACACCGCCGAGCACATCCTCCCTCACGATGTGGAGGTCAGGGAACTCGGCACGGGACGCAGCCGCAAGGAAATGCTCCAAGAGGCTGGCCTACAGATCACTGTCGCACCACGCTTGTCGGTA